TCGTCCTGTCGAATCCGCTCTCGCAAGGAGCGATCATGGCCGCAACCATTTCACTACTGCGCGTGTTGTACGAAGGAAAAGAGGCCAACAAGTGGCGGGTAGTGCTTGAAGCGCTTATCTGCGGTGCGCTGAGCCTGTCCGCCAGCAGCGTCATCGAATGGATGGCCTGGCCGTCCAGCCTGTCAGTCGCCGCCGGCGGAACGATCGGCTTCATCGGCGTAACCGCTATACGCGAACTGATTATCCGCTTCCTCGGACGCAAGGCGGACTCACTATGAAAGCGATTGCCACGGCGTTGATCATCGGGCTGGTTGGTCTGCTGCTCGTTTGCATTCAGCAATACCGAGTGGTTGCACTACGCGGTGACGTTGCGATTGAGACGGAAGCCAAGCAAAAAGCGATTGCCGCGAATACTGAAAGCCTCGCCACCATCACCACATTGCGTGCTGAAGCGCAGCGCAACGCCGACTACACCGCCGACCTGAACAAACGCATCAAGGCCAGCGAGGACAAAGCCAAGAAGGCGAGGAAGGAATTCGATGACCTCAAGCGCAACAGCAAACCTGTTCGTGATTGGGCTGCTCAGCCTTTGCCTGACGGCCTGCGCGGCAAGGCCGCAAGTGGTAACAAAGACAACAGCCATAAGGCTGGAAGCCCCTGAGCTGATCCCCTGCGAGCGGGTCAACGCAGACGATACCGATCTGCGTGACAACGGCGACGTGTGGGAACTGAAGGATCAGGCAATCAAGCTGCTCGACACGTGCGCCGACCAGGTCGATGCTCAGATCGTTCGTAGCAAGAGCAAATGAAGATGCGCCGTTGATCAGTTACGTCCGTTCGCACTAGGACGACTCGGGCAGTGGTTCCTAGCTCAGGAAGCGGTGAGGCGTAGAATTAGGCGCTCTAGGACCTCGACTGACCAAGGTTTAGATACGTACGTAATTCCGGATACGAGTTTGTACGCGGTGCCGGCTACGCCAGATGTCACGACTATGGGTAGGTTGGGGATTAACGCCATTGCTTTAATTGCCAAGTCCCCGCCGGTTGTAATTCCCGGCGTACGAAAGTCAGTCCATAGCAGTCGTATTTCGTCAGCCCCTTCTTGCATGAACCTCAAGGCGTCGTCCGCGTTGGCAAACACCAGCGGTTTGAAGCCGAGATCCGTTACCAGCTCGACCATCGCGTCCAGTTGTAAAGGGTCGTCTTCGACTAGCAATACAGACCCGGAGCGCATGGGTTGTGCTGCAACTTCAGTTTGAAACATCGCGTGGATATCCGTTGAGTGTGCGGGAGCGGCTCATAGGTTACGCAAATTTTGTGCGGCGATCAGCTTGAAAAAGTCTTGGTACGTCACAGTATCGGGCTATCCACCATTCCCCATGATCATGCAAGAAGACCACGATCACGCTGGTGCCTTGGCATTCGCGCGCTGCAAGTGGCCGACCTGCACAGTTGAGTAGATGCCATGACCCAAGTTATCGAAATCGTTGTGATCGGCGCTGGTGGATCGGGCAAGTCCCATGTTCTAGAGCTGATCGATCGCGCCCTTCACGACGAATACGGCCAGCATGTACAAGTGGCGTCGCATGAGCTGTCCCGCGAGCGCTACATGGGTTCGCCGGGCACGAAGCCAAAGGTCGCTGAAACCATCTTCAATCTGCGTGAACAGACGCCAGCGAGCAGCAAGCTAGGTGAGGTTGAAGTAAGCGTCGATACCCCTGGGCTGACATCCGCGCTCGAGAGGCTTGGTGGGGTTCAGGGTGAGGCCGTCAGCTTCATGCTTGACCCGCTTGAACAGGCTGTTGAGTCAACCGTCCGCGTAATGCAGGGCGAGCGTGATCAGTGCAGTGAGATCAGCTCGAAGGAGAGCGGCAACGTACGCACCACCTCTCTCTACGCTCGGCTGGGCAAGCACCTCGACGAGTTGCTTGCTGCACAACTGAAGCGAGTGACTACTCATGAAGCGGGCTGATCAATCTCGACTCAGCTATCTGCTGTCGTCACGCCCGTTGATCATCAAGAAGAACGGCGTGCATGTCTGCGTACATGACGCGTTCAGTGGGGAGGTGCTCGGTGGGCAACTTCGAGTTGAGCTGATCCAGGAGCCGGAGTCGTTTGCTGTGCTGCGAGTTGAGTTCGCTGTCGATGGCCAGATGGTTCGGCTGGAAGAAGAGTGAGCCTCCATTGCAGTGTTCAAGCGTTGGCTAGGGTGATCAAACATGTCTCGACTCACTACGCTACCGCCCCGCATGAAGCAGGCAGAGGGAAGGCAATACGCAGCCCCGGTATCCCCTGAAGCTCAAGGCGGCTGGGGTTCAGGCCGTGGTGGTCGCCCATGGCGTCGTAAGCGGGAGCGGATTCTGCTTCGTGACAAGTACACCTGCCAGGTCTGCGGTGTCGTCACTCTGGATCTAGAGGTCGATCACATCGTAAACGTTGCCCGTGGCGGCACAGACGACGAGGCAAACCTTCAGGCGCTTTGCGTTCCATGCCACCAGGCGAAGACGGCCGTGGAGGCTGCTCAGGGCGGCGGCTGGTAACAGCACGGCTCTGACGTGCTACACGGCCCATACTGCACCGATTTGGTGCGGAGCGTCAGAGTGGGGCGGGTCGAAACCGTACAGCCCTTGGCGCTGGACACCGCCCCCGACCGCACGCAGAGATTTTTTCCCCCTCACAGGTTTTTTGTTAAATGGCACTGACCCCGAAAAAGCAGGCATTCGTCGCTGCGAAGAGGGAAGGTGCGTCCAATAAAGAGGCAGCGATAGCCGCAGGTTACGCGGCCTCTAGCGCCGCGCAAGCTGGCGCACGCCTGGCAAAGGATCAGTTCGTTATCGCTGCTTTGGCCGGCCCAGCCGTTAACAAAAAAGTTAACAAATTTGTTAAAGGCGACGCCCCTCCCAAGTCGGGTGGGGATGCGGGTCGCCGGGACCAGGTGGCTGACGACAACCCGGGCGATGCAAGCTTCGACCTGGTCAAGGCCATGCGCTTCTCGGACCCCAAGGAGTTTCTGCTCGCGACGATGAACGATTTTGAGACCGACTCGAAGTTGCGCGTCGACGCCGCGAAGGCCCTGATGCCATTCATCCATCCCCGCAAAGGCGAGGGCGGCAAGAAAGAGGAGAAAGAGAACGCCGCCAAGATCGCTGCCAAGGGCAGGTTTGGTGCTGCACCTCCGCCCCCCAGCCATCTACGAGCGGTGAAATAATTGAACGAACCCATCTGGGACACTTCGTGCCCAGACTGGGAGACGAGGATTGTAAATCGGCAATCGCTGGTTCCATTCCCGCCGCTGTTCCCTGATGAGGCGCGAGCGTGCATGGAGGTGCTGAACGATCTGCGGATCGTCGACGCGCCAGGCAGCCCTCTGATCGGCGAATCCTGCGCGCCGTGGATAAGCGACTTGGCTGGCGCCATTTTTGGTGCTTACAACTCAAACACCGGTGAGAGGCTGATTCAGGAATTCTTTCTCCTGATCAGTAAGAAAAACGCAAAAAGCACGATGGCCGCGGCGATCATGCTCACCGTGTTGATTCGCAACTGGCGGCAGTCAGCAGAGTTCATCATCCTGGCCCCGACCATTGAGGTTGCAAACAACGCCTACGCGCCGGCCCGTGACATGGTCAAGCACGACGAAGAACTGTCGGCGCTGCTGCACGTGCAGGACCACCTCCGCACGATCACGCATCGCGAGTCCGGCGCGACCCTGAAGGTGGTAGCCGCTGACCAGAACACCGTGGGGGGTAAGAAGGCTGCGGTCGTGCTGGTGGACGAGCTTCACCTGTTCGGCAAAAACCCGCATGCAGCGAATATGCTACGTGAAGCTACCGGTGGCCTGGCTTCGCGGCCAGAAGGCTTCGTTATTTACCTGACGACGCAATCCGACCAGCCCCCTGCAGGTGTTTTCCGCGAGAAGTTGCAATACGCTCGCGGCGTGCGAGACGGGACCATCATTGATCCCAACTCCCTGCCGGTCATCTACGAGTTTCCGCAGCACATCCTTAAGGCCAACGAACACCGCAACCCCGAGAACTTCTACATCACCAACCCGAACATGGGTTACTCGGTCAGTGAGAAATTCCTGATTCGGGAAATGAAGAAAGCAGAGGAGGCTGGCGAGGCTGAAATACTGGGCTTCATGTCCAAGCACCTGAACGTCGAGATCGGCTTGGCACTTCGCTCGGACCGCTGGGCAGGCGCCGACTTTTGGGCCGCTTCGGCGGTACCGGTGCTGACATTGGACATGTTGATCTCTATGTCGGAGGTCATCGATGTCGGCATTGACGGCGGGGGTCTGGATGACTTGTTGGGTTTCGCAGCTGTTGGCCGGGACAAGCGTACCCGAGACTGGCTGATCTGGACGCATGCATGGGCCCATCCCTCGGTTCTTGAACGTCGCAAATCAGAAGCCCCGCGCTTCCACGATTTTGAGAAGCAAGGCGACCTGACGTTATCCGTCCGCATTGGCGATGACGTGAATGACGTTGCCGACCTTGTTGAACAGATCGAAGCATCTGGCCTGCTCGACAAGGTGGGTTGCGACCCTGTCGGCATCGGTGCCATTTACGACGCCATGATCGAGCGGGAGATTCCACCGGAGAAGATCGCGGCTATCAGCCAAGGCTGGAAGCTGGGCGGGGCCATCAAGACAGCCGAACGCAAACTGGCCGAGGGCGGGATGAAGCACGGCGGCCAGCCGATGATGGCCTGGTGCGTCAGCAACGCCAAGGTCGAACCGCGCGCCAACTCGATTCTGATCACCAAGCAAGCCAGCGGGTCGGCCAAGATCGATCCGTTGATGGCTCTATTCAACGCCGTGACCTTGATCTCGCTGAACCCCGAGGGGCGCGGCAATGACGATTTCATGGCCGGCATCAGGAACCCGATCATCGTATGAACCCATTGCACTTTTTTATAGCGACCGCGCTATGCGGATTCGCTGTGGTTGTCGCTGGGGTGTATGTCCTGCTCGGCACCGGCTGGGCTTTGCTCGCCGGCGGCGCCTCATTGCTGCTCATCGCCGGTTTCGTGCGAAAGGGGCTGAACATTGAATAACTCTCTATCAGAAGTCCTGGGACGTGCCGCCAGCAGGCCCAGAGCGTCTCTCGGCGATTGGGTGAGTAAATCTATCAAATTGAGCGACGGCGGGTTCTGGTCCCAGTTCCTCGGTGGAGAGTCCAGTTCCGGCAAGCGCGTCACGGTGGATAACGCCATGCAGCTTTCAGCTGTTTGGTCATGCGTGAGGATCGTCTCTACATCGGTTGCCGGGCTGCCCATGGGCGTTTACCGACGCGAGGCTGACGGCGGCCGAAAGGATGCTCGGGACTTCGGTCTGTACGACATCGTGCACACCAGCCCCAATGAAGACATGACCTCGTTCCAGTTCTGGCAGGCCATGGTCGCCTCGATGCTGCTGCGGGGTAATGGCTATGCGGAAATCCATAGAATGGGCACTCGCATCGTCGCGCTGGATTTCCTCCTGCCTGCGCGCGTCGATCTGGAACTGGATGACGACGGCAGGGTGACGTACTGGTTTCGTCCTAGAAAGGGCGCCCGTCGTCAGATTGAGCGGCAGAACATGCTGCACATCCCGGCGTTTAGTCTCGATGGCCGCGTGGGGCTTTCCGCGATCCGCTATGGGGCAGATGTCTTCGGTGCCGCGATGTCCGCCGACGATGCCGCCAACGGTACGTTTAAAAATGGCCTGCTACCGGCGGTTGCCTTTAAGGTCGACCGGATACTCAAGCCGGATCAGCGGGAAGAGTTCAGGGACTATGTTAAGCAGGTGTCGGGCGCGCTTAATGCCGGTCGCTCCCCAGTGCTGGAGCAGGGCATTACGCCGGAAACTATCGGCATCAATCCCGTTGATGCGCAGCTGCTGGAATCCCGCGG